GTCCAATAGTAGCCGACTCTTGGCCACCATAGATGGCTCTTAGTTCAGGAACTGCGGTGTTGATTGTAAAATAAACGTGAAATAAGAACTTGGTACGAGGTGCAAGTTCATATCCATTGGTTAAAAAGGTTTTAGAGGCGTGAGCGTAATCTTTTAATCCGTCAGCGCCAATAAAACCTTTTAAGAAGTCTTGTCCAAAACTCATTGGCCGTTAGCCTGTGGCAACATCACCAATTGTACGACCAACCAATGTACCAACGCCTTGACCCAACGGAGTTTGTACAGCATTGTCGAACGCAATGGTCATTGCTACAGTAGCCGCTTCGCTGGTTGCATAATTCATATCGTTGTAGTTTACTGCTTTGAGATAGCAACCGTAAATTTCCCAAGTTTCTAATGCAACTGGTTCAAATGTGCCATTGCCGCCGTCCAACACTTCAAAACGTGTGGTAAACTTGTAATCAATACCTGATGCTGCTGAAGCCTGTTCCATGAAGTCCAATTGCTTTTGCAACTGTTCGCCAACCAAACGACTGACTTGGCCGCCTGCGTCATCGCGTAAATTACAGGTTAGGTCATCCCATGAATGTTTGCCTGCCAATTTGATTTTACTGTTGTAAATGTCCAACACCATTTCTTCAAAACTCACTGAAGGACGTGTGAAATCCATAACCTGTTTGGTCAATTCTGTTCGTGGTGTGCTTACACCAAAGTTTTCAAATATCACTCTAAAGCGATATTTTAGTTTGGGCATCAACAAGCCTTGGGTTGGATTACTTTGATCACTTGCCAAAGGCACTGTCATTCTAGTTAGTGATGAAACGGCCATTTTGTTCTCCTATTATACATTTATTTATGGCCTTTGAGGCCGGAAAAAATAGGGCCCATTGTGAGCCCTATTTTTCTTACTGTCATACTCAATTAACTCGCTGAAGCCACAGTTGACAAGCTACTTGAGATCTCACCAGTGTTCTTTATACGCAATGGAATGTAGATAAATTCAACTGCTTTAACTGGCTCAATTGCAATGTCAACATACAATTCGTTGCGATCTATTCTAGCTGGAGTATTGTTTGTTAAATCACAAACTACCAAATAGTCATAGATACCACGCTTGTTGACCAAGTCAATCATCAAACTATCAACAGAATTCTTGATTTCGTTGCGTGTGATTTGATCATTTGGTTCAAACAAGAATGTCTGAGCAATTTCTTGCAATCTTGCACGAATAAATGCTACCAAGCGTGCTACGTTGATGCGATCCAATGCTGTTGTATTGGCAGTGAGTGTTTTGTTTCCAAAGTTTGTGATACCGATACCAGGAACAAATGTGATTGGGTTGATATCAAGATCGTACAATACATCACGCAAACCTTGACGTACACCCAATGACTCAAATTCACCTGTCAAAGCGTTGATATAGCCAATGCGCTCAGCATTGTCAATCACACCACGTCGTGTACCAGCCGGTGCCAACCATGGAAACGCCACTTCATCGTTGCGGATAATGGTGCGAATCATCATGTGACTTGGAGGCTGTACCACTGGACTGCCACCCAAATCTGTAGTCTGGCAACTTGGATAGAACACACCCGCATAGATGTCATTAGCCACTAGACCGTCATTGGTTGGAAGTCCAGCGCCGTTGCCGTTGTTTGCCCAGGCAGTGATTGCATCACTGGTAGGTGCCAATCGTAACGGAGTGTCGCCGATTACAAATGCTGTGTTGTTGCGATCGTTGTTGAGTTCGATCATGTTTGGAATCAACTCAGGATACTGAGGACATGCAATCAAGTTATACTGACGTTGTTCTTCACGAGCATCAGTGCTGGTGTCAATGCCACCTTTGAGTGCTGCCACAACCAATGCACGTTGAGCTTGACGGCCCATGTACGGACTACCATCTTGTTTGTTTCCACTAGCAGTTACCCAAGCGTTAGACACTGTTGGATAGGACTGAGTTGGAATCCAAGTTGGAATTGTAGGGAAATTAGTTGCGTTGAGATAATCAACCTGGAAGCTCTTGACATTGAATCCAGAACGACGTGTGTTGAACAACAACATGCCCTGTGGATACAATCCTGGATCAGGTGCGTCTAAGTCCAAATAGTTTGATGTCAACAAACTAGTAATTGTTGGAATTGGGTCAGTAATTGGATTGGTTGTACCGTTGGGTGCCCAACGAGCATCTGCAAACAAAATACCATTTTCTGTGGTTTGATCTGTGTTGTCAAGTGTGACCCACTGATCTACACCGTCAACCAATGACCAACGCTTGATCAATGGATAGTTTTCCAAATCACTGATGTCAATCCAAAGATCACCATACACTAGATCGGTACCATCAGTCTGTTCAATTGGCTCAGTGGCACTGACAATAGGGCCAGTAGGATTGGTATTGCTCAAGTTGTCGCCACGAACATCATTTGTGACATTCTGATAGCCCAACCATGATCCATTGTTTTGAATCATAATGTCAACTTGATTGGTAGTTGAATAATACCATAGACGACCATCAGCTGGATCTTGATCTGGCGCTGTAGTGCTTGGTGTATAAGCAAATCCTACTGCAGCATCAGTAAAGTTACTCAATGATAATCCATTGTTTCTTGCAACTTTTACACCTTCAATGGCTGTAGTAAAACCAGCAGTAGTAATTGGAGTTCCGCTAACGTTTCTAAGATAGATCACACCCCCGGCGCTGTGTGTAAACACAATAGAACCGTTGCTGTTGATACTTGCACTTACATACGGTACAGCTGCAGCAGATACCGCAGCAATAAAGTCAGCGGCTGTGCCTGTTCCGCCAATGACTGCATCGACCACTGTGCTATAATTAGGAGTTCCAGGAGCTGTGGCACTGATGGCAAATGTGTTGCCTACACCAAACGTAGGGTTGGTTGCTGATCCTGTGATTACAGTAGGACCTTGTGCAAAACGTTCTAGTATTCCTAAATTTAATGTATCTGGAGTTGCGAATGTTGCATTAAATCTGCCAATTGTTGTTCCAGTTGGAATATTTAGGCCGCCACCGCTTGGGTCCAATGCATAAATTGCATCAGCTTCTGTATCGTAAATTGGGCAACTTTGCTGAATAAACGTACCTAAAGTTGAATTAAATTTCTTAATGACAATGTTTGCACCCAAGTTTACATTGGTTGTTTTCATCCATACTGACCCTGTTGGCTCTGGAGTAGTATCAGTAGATCTCCAACGTGGTACTGTGTAGTGTGGGCTGGCCTGGAATGCCGGTGCTAAAAATACATTGCTAGGTGTGATACCCAATGTTGTCAACGGAGTTCCTGAAATATTTTCAAGAACAATTGCGCCTTCGCCTGCTGACGATCCGTCAGCTTGAGCAGCAGATGTAGCATACAAGTTTAGTTTGTTGTCAACCGCAGCAGCATACACGCCAGTGATGCCTGTGTTGTTGATCAATGTTTGTAGACCTAGAATATTGTTAGTTGGTGCACTAGAAATATTAATGGTTGTTCCGTTGATAGAGAAACTGCCAGCTGGCAATGTTCCAGTTACGGCATTGGTTCCGGTCACTGTGGGCCATGCTGTTTTCCAATCATCACTGCCTACTTGTACCCAGGTATTGTATAGGTTACCTAAATAAGAAGAACTAGTTTGAGTAGTAATAACAGGGCCACCGCGTTTGAAATAACCAGGATTGTTGATATTTTCAGCTACTATAGCATAATCGCCGATGCTACCAACGCTTGACAAAGGAATTGTTTGTCCAGTTTCTAGATCGTCTGTGCTGGTAATAACAATAGGTACCTTGTTGGTGAATGCTCCGGTGGTAATATTCCATTGGAAAATGCCCCAGGTTGTGTTGGCTGTGTCTAACCAATAAGTACCATTGTCTGGATTACCAGTTGGACGTGTCAAAGTAGCAGTAAGCTCAGACAAATCAATGTCCACACGCTGAATGTATGCACGATTAGTTACGCCCAGCGCAGAATAAGCAGCCAGTAGTCCGTATTCGTTTAGCTCGTAACCATTGATTGGTGTACCAGCTGTGGTTTTGTAAAAGAAAGGATTTCCAAATGTTGCAGCTAAATCTCGCTGGCTGGAAATTAAATATACTCGGTTGGCATTGGCAGCCAATGTGCCGGCGGCTACTCCTGCG